GAATTGATAGCCCGGAGTTGCTTCTAAGCGGGACATGACATCTTGAGGATTGCCAGTGACTAATTGTTGAAGCATGTTTAAACCACTTCTGCCAGCTTCTTCGTATGGTCTTTGATAGCCAATAGCTTTGTTGCTTCTTGCGCGCATTTCTGCGATGTACGCATCCATTGCGTTTGCTTGAGCTTTTGCTGCTTTCTTAGAGGATTTGTTGCCAAAATATCCCTGAGCAACCATTCCGCCACCAATTAATCCTGCGCCACCTATTGCTACTGCTGCGAATGACATTATTTATCTCCTAATAAATTTTCTTTATTAATCCAAGACAAATCGCTTTCATGCACCAGCTCTTTTTCTAAATCTTCGACAAGAGTATTTTCGCTTTGGTGAATAGTGGCCCAGATTGTGTCCTCATGAACATAAATTAAACGCTTCGTTCCTGCTTTTGAAATCCATGTTGCAGGGGCTTTTATGCGAGTAACTCCTTCATCAGTCATAATTGTAACATCACCTTTAGACAAAATGCTAGTGTGGTCGAAATTATGGACTTTGCCAGTAAGGACTAAGTCTTTAGGTAAGGTTATCTGCCTAACATATGTTTTGTTGCAGATAAAATGCTCTAGGGGCAATTCTTTTGCTGTTTGCTCAGTGCCGTCAAAATAGTTTTTTAAATAATACTCGGTTAGCTCTATCTTTTCCATATTGGATAGAGTGGCGAGATCTTTATTGTATTTTTCTGCTACGGCTGGCAGGTTAAAGCAATCCATCTTCTTTTGAGAGTTTAATTTTTCTATCTCAGCTTTACTACATTTACTCAAAAGAAGCTGTTTTGTTTTTTAGATCTTCGTTTTTATTGTTGCAAGCGTTATTTCTTTTTTCCGCCCTTTTTAGTTCCGCATTTTTTCATATGCTTCATTGAGTTTTTCATTGATTTTTTTTCTGATTTTACTGGTTTCTTTTTCATAAGTTTATATTTTAAGATTTGTAAGGTTCTGGCATTACTTCTAATCGCTTTGCCTTAATTGTTGTTCTGCCTTCTAAAATTGCTTTTGCTACTCTGTGCCAACCATCACAAATATAACCAGAAGAATCAATAATAACAGGATATTGCAAATCTGCCTTTTCAACTCTTTTCCAATGATAAAGAAAACTAGTCAAGGTTGGTTGGCAAATAGGATGATTCATACTAACGCCAGCAAGAGGAAGATCAAACTCTTCTAACTCTGCCGCTGCCTTGATTAAATCTTGGACGTCATAAACTTTTTCACCAGCTTGATAATTGCTATCTAACCAATGGAAATCATCTATTTTAATTGGCTTCATATTTAATCATAATCAGGTACTGGTACGTTAATAAAAGTGTCTGTTGTCTCTGGCCTTGCATCTGGTATTGGTTGGGCTGGAGGATAGACAATCGGCGTGTCCTGCGGTTGCCTTCTCCTCCAGACCTTACTCCAAACTAATTTGCCATTCCATTCATAGCGACATTCTGAGCGCCATTTCTTGAAGCCTGTCCTGTCGCATATTACTCGGTAGTCCATATTAGTTCACTTGGATTAATAATTCAGCACCAGAAGAGTAAGAATTGATTTTAACTCTCATTGCTTGAGGAATTGCGATGTAATTACTGTTTTTTGAAGCAGTTGCTCCAACCACAGCAGAATCATCACTATCTAACCAATTAAAGGTTCTGTCGGTCAAACTTTGGACATTGTCATTAGTTTGTTGGACAGTATAATTGATAGTTCCAGTCACAATAAAAGTCAAGCCAACTTGTCGCTCATTTCTGTCTGAATTAGTCCTAGCAATAGGAATAATCGGGGAAACGGCTTCATCAACTGGGCCAGCTTTCGTATTGGTTCCAACAGCTCCGCCAGCAGAAATACTCTGAATTGAATAAAAGTAATTCGTTGTTTCTACTGTGTTGTTGTTAGGGCCAACTAATGCTTCAGAAATAGCAATTGTTTTGTTTTTGTCTAAATAACCAGAAACAGTAAAAGTCACTCCTGAGATATTGCCAGTTGAAGCAAAGCCAATTTGTTTAGCAAATAGATCTGGCGTGACCCATTCGCCACCAGAAACTCCAGCTCCGTTAAGAGTGAAGTTTCCCGCGCCGCCTAGTGTTTGATTTTGGAAAACTCCATCATCATCAACGTCAGCCAAATCCATGTCGATTTCTATTCTACGCATGATTGCTCCTGATTTATCTTTCTTTAGCTACAAAGATGTAATCAACAGACAAAGTTTTAGCTACCGCTTCGCCGTTTTGAATACCAAAAGAGATAGTCAATTCTTCATCATCAGGAAGATTGGTGGTTGCTAATTTGCCTAAAACAGTTGGATTCAAGCTATTAGTTGAAGCAGCATAAACCACTTCATCAACGCCATTGTAGTAAAAGCCAACAGTAATGTAGGTTGCAGCAACAACAGTAGCAATCGCAGTCGCAGTTGATGCTGTTGAATCTTTAACAACAACAAAATCTAAGTTAGCATCGCCATCGTCTTTTCTGAAGTAAACGCCATCAGTTACAGCCAAAGGAGTTGTGTCAGTGATTTGAAGACCAATAACAAAATCAGATTGAGTTGCATCAGAAACAGCAAATCTTGCTTTAAAGAATAACTTTTTACCAGCTTGGAACTTAAATGATTCACCAACTTTTTGCAAAGCGTTTAAATCATCATCAGCTGCTGAGTTAGTAAGCAAAAGAACGCCACCATCAACATTAGTTAATGCTTGAGTAGCACCAGCTTGAGTTTCGGTTACAGTCCAATCTGCTGCTGCGTAAGCGTCAAAATCGTTAAAATAGGTGTGCATTTGGGTTGGATCTAATTGGATCATTTGTCCCAAAATGTTTTGAGCGGTAATGTTATTAACGCCTTTAGTGAAATTAGTAGATGTCATAATATTTAAAATTTAGTTGTGGGGGGAATCTCACCCCCCTTTACCCATTAGGACAACAGTTGATAACTAAACTCCTTCAGAAGCGAAGTAGCCGCGTGGATCAGTAACACCAATTGAGTAAGAAGTCATAATTTTGTATTTATGATCTCCAGATTCAAAAGCACCATCGTTGCTAAATTCACCTTGAACAGCGGTGATCATTTTAGCACCTTCTGGAGCGTCAGTTTTGATGAAATAAGCATCATTTGACTCAAGGTGTGGGTTAACCACGATTCCTTGTGAAAATAGACCCATATTTTTCAAAGCGTTAATATCGTTATTAGCGGTATTAACACGAAGTTGAGACTCAAGAATACGAGTAGCTTCAAACATCAAAGCAGAAGGAACTTGAAGAAGAACTGGTTTAATTCTAGCTTTAATTCCTCTGTCGTTGTTAGTTTCTTTGATTTGAACACACAATTCTTCCAAAGCTTCTTCACAAAGATCTTGCGGAGTTGCAAGAGTGTTTGAAAAGTTGCCAGCGCGAGAAGGGTGGTCAGTTGCAAAGAACTTTTTACCATCGCCAAAAGTGTAGTTAGTATCAAAGCCGTTGTTGAAAAGGTCAGCAACATCCACTTCTTTAGTCTCACGAAGAGATGCAGAAAGGAATTCGTTACCTTTAGAAACCACGTTAAGATACTTACCAAACTTGCGAGCTTCCCAAGAAACTTGATAACCCAAAGCACGAGTTCTTTGTTGGTATCTAGTCACATAGCCTTGAGTCATTGAATCGTAATCAACGCCCGCGCCTTCGTTTTTAGCGGTTAGTAAGCCGAATGGGCTAACTAACACATCTTCATCGAACTGCTCGTCGGTAGTTTCCATTTTAAGGAGTTTAGCGGCAAGAAGATCGTCTTCGGTATAAGAACCCCAGAAAGTTTTTACTCCTGGTTTTAGTGCTTTAGGGATAGTACCTGTTACAATTACAGACATGATTTATTTATTTTAAGTTAATAAGTTAGATTCCAGCAACGATATTTGCTTCTGTGTGGTTATTGATTTTAACGCGCCATTTAGCGTGTTGACCAATAGCATTTTCAGGAGCATCCAGCAATCTTAAGATTTTAAGTTGGTAAGTTGCGTCAGTAGCAGGAGTTGAAGTGTCCAATTCTACACCAGACAAGCCAGTGACAGTTGAGCCAGATTCAGCGAATACTAAGTTTGCGTTCAAGCCAACAGAAGTAACAGCCAAAGCAGTGCCAGCAGTTTCTTCTTGAATTTCGAATTCTTGAAGTGGGCTGTCAGCAACGATAGCAACTCTTTCAGTAGAGGCTGGATTGTAAGCTACGTTTAGGTTGGTTGGGATAGCCAAAAAGCCAATAATAACACCAGTGATTTTATTAGCATCACCAGCAGTTGCTTTATTGATTTCTGGTAAAGAACCAGCCGCGAAAGGTCTTCCATCGCCTAAAACAGCAGCGGTGTTAGAAGTTCCAGTCTTGATTACAGGATCGCCAATAAACAATGCAGTTGCATAGCTTGAAGGGACGTAGTAGTAGTTTTTAGGAATCTCGTTGAACGGAGAGTTCTTAATTGGTCTAAGACCAGAAGGGATATTAGCGTTTGCCATATTTTTTAATTTTGTTTAGTTACGAATTTTGTTGTGTCTTGCCCAATGTAGGTTGAAGACTTGAACCCCAAGCTCGCGCCTTTCATCTTATCTAGATGTTCTTGACGATTTGCTTCAGATTTAATTTTTTTATCTCTCTCAATTTTTGCGTTCATTTCCTCAGAAATTTCCATGGCGTACCTCATGAAGGTTTCGCCCTGTTTATTCGTACCACCGCGTATTGGAGCAATTTCAATGCCGTTTTCATCGGTAGCTGGTCGGTAGCCAAGATCGATCAAATCTTGGATTCTGCCGGGTATATTAGACGAAACCCATCTGCGTAAAAAACCTGCTTTTTGAGGCAAGTCAGATAGCGCACCGGCTCTTTTTAGGGAGGTGCGGGGGCTGCTAATAAATTCTCTTCCATCAGGCATTTTGACAACCTCATGGTCTCTAGTAGTTGGTCGTGATTCTCTTGAATCTTGGATTTCCAATCTTTCTTGAGAGTGTGATTTTTGTATTCTAGCTGATTCTTTAGTCATATGATTACCTCAGTTTAATTAAAATATTCTTTGATTGCCTCTTGTTGCATTCTAGCAACTTGGTCTTTTGAGAAGTTATGTCTTTTAGCCATAAAATCACAATTCTTACGAACATCGGCAGGAAGGTCGCTGTAAGAGTGTTGCGCTTTTCCAGTCTTGATTCCTCTTTGACCAGATTCGATTCTAGGAGCTTTTGAAATTCCCAGTTTGTCGCTAAAGCGTTTCTCTACTTCTTCAGTGACCATTTCTAACCTTTCTTGAAGAGGGATTCTTTCGGATAAATCCCCGAAATATGCCGCCGCTACTGCTTGCAATACTTTGTCTTGATGAAACCAAGTGTTGTCAGCAGTCCAATTATCAAAAAGCGCTTTTTCATCGCGATTGATTTGATTTTTTGGTTGCTCGACTTCAGGCTCATCAAAAACAACTTTTGACTTAGCTAAGTCATCACGCTGTTGACGAATAGCTCTAACCTTAGCAACGTCACCTTCAAGAATAGCGTTTTCTTCTGCTTCGTCTAAAGAAGCGTAAGATTTTGTGAACTGGCTCTCTTGGGCAATCTTTTGAACATTTAACAGAACTTGCATTTGTTTGCCCAGTTCAGCTACTTGTGTTTCAAGGACTGTTTTTTCTTTAGCTAGTTTTCTGTTTCTCTCATTTAAGATTGGAGTTTCCTTTTCCTGCATAGCCAAAAAGTCTTCGGCTGATTTATGCGGTTTCGGAGTACCATCCTTATATTTTCCTTTGAAGAATCTGCCAGTTCTCCAGCCTCTGTCCCAAGCTTCCTTTTCAGTTTCAGAAAGAGACTGATAAAATGCTCTTTCCTCAGCTTTCGGATCAAATCTTGGGGCTTCTTCAGCTTCTTCCTCTTCCATCTCTTCAAAGATTGGATTAGGAGCGATTTCTTTCTCAGGAGCTTCGTCTTCGATTTGGACTCCAATGTCTAAATCAATTTCTTCAGAGCGGTCGATTACTGGCATATTTCCTCACGTTTAATTGCTAGAATATCTCTATCTAAAATGATGCGGTATTCTTTGCCGTCATCAGTTTGTTTTTTGTTCAAAATGTATCCCGCGTATGTTGGGATTACTATTTTGTCTCCAACCTTAGGCTGGTCTTTCCAAGTGCTAGAATCAAAAGCTTTTGCTCCACAAGAAATTATGGTTGCAATTGTTTTAGCACCCTGCATTTCTTCTTTCGCTTTATCGGGAATAATAATCCCGTTTTTTGTGGTTTCTTCTACTTCTTCAGGCAAAATGATTATTCTGTATTCAACGGCGTTAAAACCAGAAGTGTTTAAATTACTCACTCACACCTCCGAAAAATAACTTTAGTAAGCTCTCTAACTCTTCGTCTGTTTTTGCGTCAAAGTAATTAGAAACTTGTTCTATTGCTTCACAGCCTCCAAGACTACTTAGGATGATGTCTTTATTAAACTGGTGGTCTCTACCAATGTAATTATGCGACACGTCATTCAGCAATTTAAGTCGAGAATTTGCTAAAATTGTCTTAAACTTCAAAGCGGTTGGATTACCTAACCACTCTCTTAACTCTTGCACTTCTAATTTACTCATTTAGTTCACTCAGGTTATTAATAAAATATCAGCGGCCTATTCCTCCAATTCGATTTCAGTTGAAGGGATTTTGACTTGCTGATTCTCTAGCTTTGCTAGCTCTACTGCCGCTCTAAATCTTCTGTCTTGTTTGCGGTCTTGCATCTCACTCTTTCTTGATTCTGCGTCAATTATATTGTCGAGAACGTCTAGTTTCTCTCTACTCTCTGCCATCTCAGTATCTTTCACTAATTTGCCAGCTTGTGCGTAGTTGACTAAAACTTTCGAATCAGTTTCTGCTGATTGTCTTTGCAACTTCATTTGCTCTAGTTCTAATTTAGCCGCTTCAATTTGAGTCTTAGATTGAATCTCCATGCGTCTGGTTTCTTCTTGAAGAGTTGCCATTTGCACAGCAGGATCTGGTTGTGGTTGTGGTTGAATTATGAACTTGTCGAAGTTTTCAATGCCGGCAGTTTCAAATACTGTTCTGTGTAGTAAGTTTTGTTCAACGTAAGGCGAGTTGATAAAGCCCATCAAGAATTGAGCCTTGGCAAACTTTTGCATTGAGACGACATTTTCAGGGTTTGCGACTGGAACGATGTCATATCCTTTCATGCTAAAATCTTCTTTAACATTCGGCACTTCGTTTAGCTTCATGTCTAAAATCTCAGCGTACTTTCTTTGATTTAGATATTCAGAATCTAGCTCGTAGAAAATGTTGATTTCTTTTCTAAGTGAGTTGTAGATCCGCATGAACACAGCTTTAAACTGCTTCTGTCCTTGTTCAGCCATTCCCATGTAAGTCGTGGCTGCGATATTCCCTGCGTTCTCACCAGTTAGAACGTCTCTTAAGCTTCCAAGCTCTTTCCCAGCGTTAACCAAGAACTGCATCAAAACAAACAAAGTCTGAGAAGGTTCTGGAACAGGCAGAGGAACAATTGCATCGCGGATATTTCCACCAAACGAGTCACACATCTTCCATTCAGCAGGGCGGAAAGGCTTCATGCCGCCAGAAATGTTTAATGCTTTAGAGATAAACCCGCCACCAGTGTTTTGTAGTGTGCCAGCATCAGTTAATTGATTGATTGAGCTGTTGATTGCTGAGTTGATGTTAAAAAGTAAGTGACCTAAGCCTACACCATAGAACGAACCATCAGGTGAAGGAATGAAGATGTAGCGCACGAAGAAGTTGATTGCTTCGATGCATTGGATCTGTCCTTTCTTGTTTCTCTTAACACCTTTTTCTTTAAATCTTTTAACCAGTTTAACTAGTTTATTTGTAGCTTTGTGAACAACTGCAATATAAGGCTCTGCATAGCCATCACCGTCTAAGTCAATCCAAGTGTGTTGCTCCAAGAAGAAGACCAATCCAGCAGATGCTTCGTCACCAGTGCTTTTCTCATCATTCTTGTCTAAAGCATTGTCGAAAGAAGCTGAGTCTTGAGCGTTAGGGTCAAAATCGAAATCAATGTAATCACCTGCGCGAATACAAGAGACAACGTCTTGCGGGTATTTCTCAATGATATGGGTGACAGGCGCTGCAAAAGAAGGCGCAAAATCATTCATGATTAGCTTATCAGGATAAATCAAATCAGAACAAAGCTTTTGATCTTCAGAGGAGTAATAATCTTTTTTAAACATCGTTCCTAGCGCACTTAATGCACCAAACAACGCGTCCATGTCTTCTTCGAAGTTTTCGATCTCTTCATTTAGCTGATAGTTAAGAACTGTCGCAACTCTTTGGCCTCTCTTAAGTTTCGCCCCTACGTTTTGAATAGCTAATAAGCCAGTCTCATCAAGAGCAGCAATCGAACCGTCTTCATTACGCATCTCGTTGCCTTCGATGTCCTTCATCACTTCGCCATCATCGTTGCCAATTACCTTAGCTTTAACAATGTTGCCGTCTTTGAAGATTTCAGGATAACATTTAGCGGAGAACTCAACGCAAGCAGTGGCGATAAGTGGAAAGATTACGTTAGAAGCGCCATCGAAAGGAAAGGATCTCTTCTCAGATTGTGAGAGAACGTATTTAATGATTTCTTGAAGTTGTTTCTGCTTCTCAGTGCGAGATTGTAAATCAGTTGTGAATCTAGTGTTGACTTGAGTAGCAACAGACGCGCGCATTTCTTCAGACAAAACCTCAGCAAGGTTGTCTGTGCTTAGAATGGTGCTGAAGTCTAAATATTGGGCAGAGTCTTGAGTAAGCAGCATTATTCGCGCGTTATTTTTCTGATTCATTTACTCAAGGTTGGTTGATTGTTAGATTACTGTTTTTTAATTGCAAGCGTTTTATTTCTTACAGATATTCTATTTTAGAAAAACCTAAGCTGTCTTTCTTCTTCCGTGTTAAATGTTCTCATCTTGCCGAACGTGTTGGCGCAAAATACTTCATAAGAATGCTTACAAATCCTTTAACCCCTTAGAAATTATCCTGTTTATATCCTTGTTAGGAATGTTTAACTTTTGCAAATTAGTCATGATAATCTTGTTTAAGATTTCCTTCTGTTCGCTGTCGAGATCAACTTCATAGTTGAAC